TATAGTTTAAATCATTTAATTCCATCTTGGCATCCTAACACTGTGTTGTATGTACTTATTTATGTAAGTTTTATATTTCTAAGAAGATTTGTAAGCTGAGATCTCACTGATGCCATCTTATAAACGCTATCTTGATGTCGAATATACATAAGTTCTTTCTTAAAAGCATTGTTTGTAGTTTTTTGCCTTACACCATAGATATATGCATTCTCAACTGCTCTACTATATGATGTATCATACTCTAGTATTGTTTTTGCATCCTGTTCACGGTTGTTGATAAGAGCAATACAATATGCAACTGCACTTCCTTTAAGTGTAAAATATTTCATGTTTTGTTTTTTATAACGTACTTGCCATACACCATCATCTTGCTGACATGTGTAATTACCTACACGAACTTTGTCTCCGTTGTCAACAATAACTGGAGTTGTTTCAAGCCTCGATTTTACAAAGTTTTTTACTTTGTTAAATGCTACTTGCTTCTTTTTCTTTGTAATAGTAGAGGTCGCCATTACGTTTTTTCCTATATAATACACTTTTGTTTACTAACATCAAAGCCGTTTTAATTTGACTTTGTTTTACATCATTCAAAGGTATTGAATGTTTAAAACTATTTAGAAAGTTTTGCTCTTCTTCTGAAAGCATAACTCTTACACCCGACGAAAATTGAAAATAGCCCATTTACTGTTTCAGTTGCTCTTGCTTTTCTTTCTCTATCCACTTTGTGGCTTTTTTACCTACTGGTGCGTTTATAAATTTTTGTGTGTTATTATATACCTTGTCGAAGTTTTCTGAACGTGTTGGATCTTCAAGTCCTCCACTGTTATCGACAATGAAAAAATTATCAGCCTTGAAAATTTGCTGATATTTCATAATGTTCTGTTGTGTATCGTTCCAAATCTTCTCAACCATTTCTGGAGGAAGACTGCGATTACGTTCTAAGTTTCTTTGTTGTGCTATTTCAAGATTAGTGTTTACAAATATCATGCCTACATCATATCCAATAGCTCTTAGTTTGTTTACATGTCTTTCGATTAAATTAGGGTCTTTTCCAGTACCATCAATCACTAGTCCTAATCTACCATCTATGTATTGTGCTTCTCTTGACTTAGTCATGCTTTTTGCTTTTGCACGAACTTCTTGTCCTTGCGGAGATCCAATAACTTCTGGCTTTAGCTCAAGATCTTGCTTTGTCATTAAATATTCATATACGTCGTCACTGTTGACAACTTTAAGTCCTGTGCCGCCTAGTAGTTTTTTAGAAACAAAACTCTTGCCACTGCCCGGGCCGCCAGCAAGAAAGATTGCTTTAAATATATGAGGATCATTAACGCCTTCGTCAATTTCATCTTCAGTTGCAATTTCCAAGTCTTGTCCAGGACGTATGGAGTTAGTTCCTGCTTGTGCTGAGGGCTTTTTCTTTTTTAACTTAGGCTTATTAGGAGTGGACATATCAACATCAAACTTTTTCAAGTCAATCTTAACAGCACCACCGTCAAGTTCTAAATTGTCGCCTGCAACTCGTGTAACTTTTCCACCAATTTCAAATAAATCATGTAATCTCATTCTTTATCTCTTGTTTAACGCTTGTACTCGTTTGCTAACTGGATTCACTCGTTTTGTACGCTTGGACTTTAATTTCATCTTTGCGCCTAATCGAGCTTTTGTCATTTTTAATTTGTGCCGTTTTTTTACATCAGGTGCGGCAAAACATGCACCTGGACTGCTTACAGTCTTACCTTTTAGACGACCAATAGTACATCGGTACTTACGAACAACTTGGTTACCTCTACGACCCCAAGCCATCTTTGTTTCATTTATTTGTGAATCTTGGTCACTGAAAAGTTCTAATATAAGCATAGTACTACTATTTAGCAAAGTTTTAAATGATGTTTGATTTTAAATGACGATTATTAATTTATAGACTAAAAAGCCACTGGTTGCTACTAAAGTACCAATGACTGCACTTCCCCAACCTATTAATTGTTTATTGCGGTCTTCTCTGTCCTTGATTTGCGTGTCGCGAATCTCGCTTAACACGGCTTCAATGCCAATAACACGACCTTCTAAGTTGTCCAATTTCTCTTCCAACCGGGAATACCTCGCTGCACACAATTCAACGTGTGCTTCTAATGATTCTTTTTCAATGTCTCGAGTTATACTCATTTGCTTCCTCAGGACCGCTACGGTCAATAGATTATTGGATGCCTGTTGATGCTGCCTATTGTGTTGCTTTTACTCGTTGCCTTTTATTACTTGTATTTATCAAGTGATATTTTAGATTATATGGTTTGATTACTTTATGGTCTGCCGTATTTCTTTACTGCTACATTACTAGCCTGTCTAATACCTTCTTTATCACGCACTAGTGCATATCCAGCGGCTGCCGCGGCAGCAATACTGCCCCATTTTACAAGTGGAGCATATGGACTTTTAGCATTTGGTGCTCCTTTTACGCTATTGATATAAGGTCTGTGCAAATCACTGCCTCTTGCATAATGATTCATCATAAATCCAAGTCGGGTTGCACCTAATTTTTGTTCTTGTGGTGTTGCACGTGGCCAATCTGAAACAATACGTCTCATTGCTTTTAGGTTAGGGTCTCTAACGCCTAATCCACGCTCTAATGCTAAAATAGTACGTCTATCTCTGTCACTTACTTTTATACCGTTTTGTATATCACGCAACATTTTTCTAAGTTGTGCTTTAGGAATATTTACTACTCCTTTATCATCCATTCTTTCTAAGCCTGCAATCATATTGTGTAAATCACTGGCTCCAGTACGAACACCATCAAAGCCGCCAAATCTTATTGTATCTTTTGCATACTTACCTGCTACTCCAGGATCGGTATAACGCATTGCTTGTAGCGAAAGAACGTGTGCATAGATATTATGAGCAAGTTGTTGTGCATCTGCATTTTTAAAAGATGTAGGGCTTCTAAATAATTTTGCTTCAACTAGTTCGTCTCTGAGAAAATCCATTGCCATTTTATTTCCAATTCTTAGGAGTAGCAAAGTTTAATGCGTTAAACTCCATGCGATCGTTAAGTTTAACTGCTCCACCTTCCATTCCAAATGCTACAAAACCTTCATGGTTTGTTACTTTATATCCTGTGTCGCTTCTAACAAATGTACCAATGTTATCAACTGCATTTAACTTTTCAATAAGTTTCATTTTTGCAGTAATAATACGTTTGTACGTTGCAAGTACTAATAGCAACGTGTTTTGGTTATTTGCTAAAAACTGTTCTTGTTGTTGTATTTTTTCTATGCGTTTTTGTGCCGCAGGACTTTCAGCACCACCTTTTAATTTTTCTATTTCTGTATTCATTTTGCCAGTGTAATATTCCATAAAGCGTTGCAGAAATGTCATTGGATCACCAACTTGTTCTCCACTACGCACATTATTGTTAATAAAAGGCTTAATATATTTTGCAAATTCTGCTTGTAATACTTGATCCATTTTAGTTCCTGCTTTATTAGCAGTAGCTCTACCTTGATCAATAATTGCTTTAATTGTAGTATAACCTTTTGGTGTAAGTGTTGCAACTCCACTAACATCTTTATAATCAGCATCATCAAACCAAACGTTTGCACTTGGCTTCAATCCACGTACACTATATCCAAAATTAGCACTCATATCCGCAAGTGATTCACCTGTATACTCAGTATGAAAAATTATTCCAATCTTTGCTTTTGCAATACGCTGGCCTATTTTACTTTTTACTGGAACTGCGTATGTAATTAGTTGTGGTGTAAACGTATAGCATTGTTCTCCTGCTACTTCTTCTTCACTTACATTACCTGGACCAAACAAAAAATCACCTTGTACTACTGTACCTATACCTAGTTCAGGTAATAACTTTAAAGCTATTGCTAACTTTTCTGCTAAACTTGGAGCATGTCCATACCATTCTTTAATTTGTTCATTTGTCTTAGCCGCTTTATTTTCTGTTTTACCAAATACTGCTTTTGTACCAACAAAGAACTTTCCATCTGCTGGATCAACACCACATATAATTGCTGGAGCACCGTCCCATTTAATAGTTACTTTACCTTCAGGACTTCCGCCTTTTAACATACCTGCTACTGCATCTAAATAATCAAATGCCCTGCCAGCACCTTTAAATCCTTCATTAAAAACTAAGTCTTCAATGTGTTCCATGTGCAAGTTTTTGTCACCAGCGGCTTCATTTAATATTTGCCAACTATGATGATAGCGTGTATATAGTTGAGTAATTTCATTAATTATCATTGTGTCTTGCCTTCGTCACGAGCTTTTTGTGTTAAGGCGCCTTGTACTTCTTTTGGTGCAGGTTGTTGTTTTTCATCTGCCCACATAGCACCTAGCCATGTAAACTTACCTTGCTTTGTATCATATGTTGTACCAGTCTTTGGTTTAGCATTTATATCAAGACCTTGCCCTGTTGGTCCTTTTTCAATGAACTTGCCAAATGTCTTATCTACTACTGCCATAATCTGTTTATCAACTACTACACTACTACCAATCCTTAATAACTTTTTAAATCCAGCAACTGGTGTTTTTGGCCTCAAATAGTAGTTTATACTTGCTAATGCAACAAG